AAAGGGCAGTCGTGGTAGATAACCTGCGTATATTATTTACTAGATTTAGAAATAATGGTGAACAGTGGAATAATTTTAAAGCTGTAGTACAAGGTCAAATTAAATTTGATGTAATGAATGTTTCTGATGCTATTGAAACTCAGATACGTAGTGATATCAACGTATTGAAGAAACTCAAACAAGATAATTATATTGATCCAGTGTTAGGCCCAACTCAATTACAAGACTTACATGATAATTTTATTCAAAACATTCGTGATAAGAATAATTGGGAAGACACTGTAGCACCTAAAATTGCAAGAGAATTACGTAACGTATTTGATTATAAAATTCCGTTAAAGCTTAAGAAATTACCTAATGGTAAAGATCGACTAACAGAATCTGCATTGCAACAATTTTATTTAAAGTTTGCTCATAGATTAAGCTTAGCTGATATGCCTGACAGAGATCAATTTGCTATTGCTTTAGGGAGAGACTTATATAATCTTGCTAATTTAAACGGTAGTAGAAAAAGCTGGTATGAATTAGGCATGAGCCTTTTAGAAGCTAAAAATGTAAAACAATTCTTTGAAGTTGAAACATATGGTGTTCAAAAAAGAAGAATGAAAAGCAGATTAAGCGGTTCTTTATTTGGTCCCTATTATGACACCTTATCATATAATATACGTGTTACTGACCCGCGTGTACAAAAATACTCACAGCTCACACGGAAAGTGGATGTCGGCCTTCGTGTCGGTGTAACAACGGATAAGAATAAGTTATTATTTCGCGAGGGTTATAAAACGTATTTTATTGATAATGGTGTCCTCGGTTTAGAAGATACTAGAATACCTATTACATCAACAAATAGTTTTTCAGATTTTCCTGTAGAGTTTGTTGATAAGAATATGGCAGATGCACTTAATTGGGCATCTAAATCTAAGTATAAAATTGATAACGACTTTTACGACTTTACACAAAAGCTATTATACTTTGAAGATGACAGAGGTGCCGCTAAAAAGTATAATGATTTAAATGAATACAAACACTATATTTCATCTCGTGGTGATGCATATGAGCGATTTAAATCTATGGATTGGCTTAGAAATAATGATTACGCTTTCAGTAATCATGCTTTTGTCGATCATCGGGCTAGGATCTATGATCGTGGCCTTATTAGTCCGCAATCGGGAGAGTCATTTAGACCTTTCTTAAATACTGAAGTAGAAAAAGTTCTTGGCGAAGATGGATATAGAAACTTCAGAGATCAGATAGGCGCCTTTATGGGTGGTCTAAATGATGTATTTGAAGGTAGATATAATTCATTGTCATTTACTGGACGCCAAAAGATTGCTGATAAATTATGGCCTGATATGGTAGATCTTGGTAATAAAATGTTAAGAGCCAAACCTGCAGATTTACGTGCTATTCTTGAGTCGGATATGATGCAATTAATTGAAGGTGAAGAGCTTGGTAAATTTATGAGATTTGCCATGGAAGCTGCTAAGATAGATAATTATCTTAAAGCTGGTGGTTCTATGAATGAATACAAAACAGCCTTAGCTCTTGAACAAGATGCTTCATCATCTGGTGCTCAGATTATTGCTTTGACAACTAAAAACAAACAGTTAGCCTCGTTATCTAATGTCATACCTACAAATCAGAAAAGACGTCTATATGACGAGATTGCAGCAGCAACATTCAATGATCCTCGGTTTAAAGTATTAAATGAAAGATTAGGTTTAAATGAGAAAGATTTACGTAAAGCTGCAAAAGCTCAAAATATGGTTACGTTTTATGGTGCTGGAGAAAGAACTGGAATTCTTAATGTTGAAGGTAAACTTGCAAAAGTATTGGAAAAGAAACCTGCAAAACCTGTTGAAACAAAAGTAACAGAAGGTTTATTATCTGAACGTCAAGATTCTGCAGGATTGTTAAGAGTATTAGGTGTTGATAATAAAACAGATCCTAATTATGTAGGTACAGTAGATGAGATTATTAAATCGCAAGGTGAGTTAATTTCAAAGGCTATGAAAGGTCAGTTGTCGCCTGCAGAATTAAAAGATACTTTTAAGTGGTTACATACTTCAGATATTGAATTAACAGAAGCTCGTAAAGAACGCGCTACATATAAAACATTTGATCCTAAGACTGGTGAGAAATTTTCTAAAGAAAAGATAGCTGAAAATAAAGCTAAGTTTGAACAGCGATCAAAAGGCGATACAAAGAAATATATTGCTATGCAAGTCGTTGAGGAACTTGGAGAATTCTTAGAAGAACATTTATTATCATTATCTGTGCCAAAAGACGCTAGAGCTTTTAAATTAATTGAAGCTCAAAAACGTATTTTAAAATCTAATAGGTTTGGTGAAGACACTGTTATTAAAGATGAGGCTAGTGTTTATAATCTTAAAACAAACAAGCAAGCAGCTGAAATGGCTTTGGAAGACGCGGAGTTAACACCAACATCTGCTGATCCTGAAGTTATAATTAAAGATTTAAATTCAGCATTGCAAGAAGAATTAGCTAATGTAACTAAGAAACCTGAAACATATGCACCTACATTAGTTGTAAAAGCTAGTGATCGTGATAAAGTGTTAAATGAAATATCTGCGCGTGCTGCTAGGTATGAAAAGTTTGATCCTGAAACTACAGCACAACTTAAAGAATTAAGAGAAAATGTAAAAGATATTTTCAACAAAGGTTTAGACCCTGGTGACGAGATTATGGAACAATTATATTTCTTAGATCCAGCAACAAAAGACCTTGTTGAAAAGATGACACACTCATATGACATGGTAGTTACACCAAGAGACTTTCAAGCTATAGCTAAGTTGATGTCTGAACATTTAAGCGAACAAGTACCTATTTTAAAAGACTTTACTAAATTCTTTGGCAGATTAGCTGAAGATTATTTAACTAAAGCCAAACCTTCTCAAGCAGCAATGCAATGGAAATCAATAGGTGCTACAGGCCTTTTGGGTACACGTAAAAATGGCTATGTATTACCTGACAGAGTAAGTGAGATATTAGGTTTAAAAGCTGGTGAAGCATTGTCTGAGAAATTTCTAAAACGTTTTGACGGCTGGAAGCCAGATGGTGTATTAGCCGATCTTATTTATGGTGTAAAAGGCCCTAAAGATCGTAGAACAGGTTTTAAAATATTTAAATTAGAGCCTATAGAAAAATTAAATATTTCTAAAGGCTTTGAAGTATTTTATGCTAATAAATTACCTAAATCATGGACTAATGTTCCATGGGTTAATTTTGATGGTAAGATTATTGAGCAGAATTTCACTCAATCATTTGAAGAACGTTTAGTCTATAAAGACAAAGACGGCAATTGGGTTAATAATTTAGTTCAAGTGCAACAGAAAACAGAAGCCACTTGGTGGGAACAAGTAGTAAACGCTGAAGGTAAAATAAATGACATTGCAGACGCAACTAAAGCACGAACAGCTTATGCCGTTAACGGGAATCACTCAAACGATGCCACGTTGGTCAAGAATTTTCATCTCTGGGGACGAGACAATACAATTGCCACGTCAACCATTCACGATGCGTTTTTCGCCAATGCAGCCGATATGTTGGAGGCCCGGAAGGGTATAAGAAAGCTATATGCTAACGTACTAGATAAGAACCCTGTCAAGGTTACTTTAGATGAAATGTTAGCTAGAGGTTTTCCAAAAGAATTATATGATCAATATTTAGAAGAAGCTATTGACAAAGGATTAATTCCAGTTGCTGGTAAATCAGTTGTCGGTGGTAAAACATTAACAGAAGCGGACATCTTAACAAAGAAAGATGTAATGAGCGATATCCCCGATCCTGCTAAATTTGAGGATGATTGGGGCTTTTACGGCATAGGCTGAAATATGAACGCAGAAATTAAAAGATGTACATGTCAACACCCTAATCAGGATAAACTCCATGGTAACGGAATGAGAGTAATGAATCCTGATCAAAAGAAAGGATTCACATGTACTGTATGTGGAGCAAAGCACAAATGAAATTTAGTCACGCATTAGATTTAATAATTGCAAACCACAAACTAGCACGTACAGGTTGGAACGGTAAAAACATGTATGTCAGTATTGTTAGAAATTTTGGTTCAGTTGAGCCATTTTTCATATTAACACAACCTACTAAGACGAACACATGGGTTCCCTCAGTGTCTGATTTATTATCGGATGATTGGATTATCTTTCCAGAGACCCCGTTAAATTAACCCTTAAGCGGTCCCCCCTTTAATGAGTCTATTAGTTAATTAGTCCTTTATTTATTCTTTAATAAAATAATAATAAATAAATATATTAATGATTAATAGACCCCGTTAAATTAACCCTAAATACTAAAAACAAATATCCTATAGGGTGAATTGTATTCACTTTATAACACTGAGTTGTACTCAAAGGAAACATAAAATGACCGAAAATGTCGAAGAAAAAGAAACTGATAATATTACTCCGGATACTACTGCTACCAATTCTCCTGTGGATGATATGGACACGAGGATCCAAGAAGCTCTTAAACCAATCAAAGAAAAACTCGATAAAGCGTACAGCGAAAGAGACAATGCGTTAAAGAAAGCTGCTGAGTATGAACAAAAAGAGAAAGAAGCTGAAATAAAAAGACTTCAAGAAGAAGGAAAACATAAAGAAGTTTATGAACTTCAGTTAGCGGAAGCCAATGCTAAATTGGAAACGATAACAAAACGTAACATAGAACTCGCTAGGGATTTAGAAGTAAAATCTGTTCTTAGTGGATATACGTTTAGGAGTGATAAAGCTGCGGATATGGCATATATGGATGTGGCATCGCAACTTGTACAAAATGAAAATGGAGTATGGGTGCATAAATCAGGAACTGATCTAAGAACCTTTATAAAACAATTTTCTGAAGACGATAACAATTCTTTCTTATTCAAACCAAAAGTTTCGACAGGGGCCGGTCAGACAAGTTCTAGCAGTACTTCTCAAGATACTTCGAATAAATCTTTATTCCAGTTATCACAAGATGAAGTGCTTAAACGTGCTGCTGAAGGATCACTTCGCAGGAAATAAATACTTTAAGGAAAAATGAAAAATGGGCGCTACAACTTTAAGCCTTCCTAATGGGCCATCGGGATTATCTACTAATTATGTATTACAAGAAGCTATTGGCGCATACAGCGACGAAGCTTACACTAATGCTAGAAAATTATCAGGTACAGGAATTACTTCTTCTAACCCACAAATTGATACCAGCACAGAAACCTTTATTGGCCAAATGCGTTGGATGAAACCGTTAAACCCAACTATTAACGTTGCGTCATTAACTGATTCTACAGATGGTACCAAAACCAGTTACGACACTGACTACAGCACATATATTAAAACTGTGCGTACACACGGTGCCGAAAAAGTTAACATGCAACAAATTGTTACACAACAAGACGGTCTAGCTAAAATTGGTCGTGACTTTGGTGAAACTCGCGCTCAAGACGAACACAATGCTATTCTTTCTGTATTGAAAGGTGTTGCTATTTCAGAAGCATTAAATGGTGCCGCCACAGGTTCTGGTGCAACTGGTCTTGGTGGTCAAACATTCTCTAACGACCCTACAGATAAGAAATATGGCTTCTACGTAGATCTTGGTTCTGAGAAAATCGTTACTGCTAATGGTGTTGCTCCTGGTGCCGTTACTAACTATGCATATCAAGGTGCTTCACGTGCTGAAGGTTTCTTAAATGCATTTGGTATGGCATTTAAAGATTATGAACCAGAATGGGCGTACTTAGTTGTATCTCCTGAAACTATGGCTTCATTCCGTTCAGCTAACTTTGTTGATGAAACAACTATTGTTGATGGTAACATTAACTTTAACACAATCTTCAATGGTAAATTCCGTCTAATTACTACACGTGCTGCTCAGTCGCTTTCCGCTGCTGAATTAACAATGTTACGTACTGGTGCTGGCGTTGGCGCTGCAACTACTTTTGCTGCTAATAAGAAAACCTCATTCATTGTATTGCCAGGTGCAATTGCAATGGAACAGTTGATGGTTCCTGATTCAGTTGAAGTTTACCGTGACGCTAACAAATACAAAGGTGGCGGTACAACTTCTATTTGGAATCGTTGGGGTTATGTATTATCTCCTGCTGGTTACGATTGGAATGGTGCTAAAACTGAATTCCCATCTGATGCAAATTACATGGGTGTTGTTGAAAGCGGCACTTCTAAAGCATTAACAGCAACTGGTACTATTGCTAACGCACGTGGTACATGGACACGTAAAACAGCTTCAGCATTATCATTAGGTATCTTACCTGTATTCCATTCTTAAGGAGTAAGTTATGGCACTAGTTAAAGGTGTTAATTCAAATGCTACCGTAACTGAGGCCGATACTTATTTTGAGAACAGACTAGATGTAGCGGCATGGACTGACGCTTCTGATACTCAGAAAGAACAATCTCTATGTACTGCTACATTTATGTTGGATGAATTGGATTGGATCGGAGTAGCTACAGATTCAACTCAGTCACTTGCTCATCCTCGTAAAGATGGTGAATATTTTGATCCTAAGCTTGGTATACTTGTTCCATTAGTTTCCACTGTTGTTGATATAAGAGTCACTAAAGCTACTTATGAGTTAGCTTACCATTTATTAAATAATGATGGACTTTTAGACAACACAGGCTTAATCAAAGATTTAGAACTTAGTGGCATTAAACTTAGTGTTATTAGACCTGCGGATAAAATCCCTATGGTTGCAAAAACACTTATCAAACCATTACTCCGGAATAGTGGTAAGAGAACATGGTGGAGGGCTAATTAATGGCATATAATTCATTAATTGGTAATTCATTAAATAAAGCATTTAATGCAGCTAAAGACTTAGCTATTGATGCAGTGTTTACAAAGACAACTAATTCTGAGTTTGATTTTAGCACTGGTGAAGTTAACGATACAACTATACCTTCGATAACGACAAAAATAATTATTACAAAAACGTCTAAAACTTCAGAAGCGAAAACTATGACTATTATGTTTAAAACAAAAGAAGTCGGAGCGTTTTCAATGACAGACCATGTGTATATAGATAGTGATAAATGGCATCTTGGTAATGTGATTACTTCAAACAATCATATCTCAGTTGTTGAACTCTATCATGAGGTATAACTATGGGTAAGTATACTGATTTAGAAAAAGACGTTTATTCAGTATTTTCATCTAATGAATGGAAAGCTGAAGAAATAAAAACATTCCCGACAAATTTTGTAGTGATGAATACTACTAATGACGAATTTATACGCGTATCAGTGATACCTAGTGGAAAACCTATAGATAGATACTCATTAGCAGGAATTCTCATAATTGATATTTTTACAGCTGCAGGTTCAGGTACTAGACGTGCCTCAATAATAGCAGATACTTTAGATAGTTATTTAACTAACAAGTCTAAAAATACAGGCTCTGGAATGACTCAATTCGGCATAAGCAGTCTAGCACATTTAGGTGCAGATAAAGCTTTGCCTGTGATTCATAAAAGTACCTATACAATCTCTTTCAACTTCTTCGGAAGTTCTACTTAAATTTAAAGGAATAAAAGATGGCTCACATTAATTCTATTGCTGCGGCAATGTTCTCTGATTTATCTGTTGTTGGTAAACCACACGATCAAACTTCTTTCAACTTAGTGTCTGTACTTAAAGAAATTAGTTCAGGCGAACTAAAGGGTACTGGTACAGGCGGTTTATCATCTGCTGGACAATTAATTGCTACTGCTGGTCTATTCCAAACAGAAAATGCAGTTGCAGATAGCGGTGGTTTTGTCCGTATTACTAACGTCAAAGAATTCCCTGCAATGGGTACTCCAGCAAACGTTGTTAAAGTTCCTGAATACGGTGCTAAAACTTCAAAACAAATCCAAGGTCAAGCTGACTCTCCTACAATGGAATTGACTTTGAACTTTGTGCCAGAATTATGGAAAGAAAACAAACTTTCTTATTCAACAGGTGTTTCTTCACCTATTGTAATTGGTGACGGTAACGTTTATTTATTCAGATTTACATTACTTTCTCAAGAACCAGAAGGTTATAAAGCAATTACTGATATCGTTAGCGCTGATGGCGATGCTATTGGTGGCGGTGGTATTACTTCTTCTGTTGCAGGTGCTGTTAAAAATTCTTCTTATTATTTCTTAGGTAAATTTGAAGCATTAGAAGTAACAACAAGCTTGACAGACGCTATGTCAGCAAAATTAACTATTACTGTACAATCAGATATTCGTGGTGCATTCACTGTGTAAATGATGTACTTGGAGGGGATTCGTCCCCTCCTTCTTATTATGGATAGTATATGTCTCAAAATAAACCATTTAGCTTAGAGTATGTTGTTGGCATTACTGTTAAACATATGCTTAAAAGTATTGATATTAGTATTAATAAAACATTCGAACGAACGAAAGATGACACATTGACTCCAGATAAAAAATCTGAAGCTTTCGAAACACTCTCAATTTTACATCAAATGCGAGCACAACTAGATGAACGCAAAATCAATCAAGGTAAGTAACATGTCAGAAGCAAAAGGTATTAAAGCTCTTATTGGTCAACGCATGACTAAAACAGTTAAATTCTTAGGAAGTGACGTTAAGATTTCTAAACTAACTGTATCTGAAGTTTTGGAAATTCAAAACAAAGCCAAAGACGCAGAGAAAGATGAAAATGCAGGTTTAGAATTACTTAAAACTGTTATTCGTAATGCTGTTGAAGGTGGTAAAGATTTAGATGATACTGATTTTGATGATTTCCCTATGGATGAATTATCTAAATTATCAAATGAAATCATGAAATATTCAGGACTTGGTCAGGGTCAAGACGCGGGAAAGTCAGCTTAAGTGCTGAAGAGTTGCCTATATTTGAATTAGCATTTCATTTAAAAATGCCAGTATATAAAATATACGAAGAAATGACATATGAAGAAATGCTTGGCTGGTTTAGTTATTTAGAACAACGCCCTATAGAGTGGCGGGCTGATGACAGGGCAGCTAAAC